GCGAAGAAAAACGTGTTCCTCGCGCCGTCGTCCCTGGCCATCGCCGCCCTGGCCAAGGTCAAGCAATGGGAAAGCCCGGGTAACCAGGTGACTTTCGCTGAAGACGTGTCCCGGGTGGTCGAGTACAACATCCTCGACACCTCCACCGAAGGCGACTTGCTCAACCGCTACGGCGTGAGCTACTACGCCCGCACGATCCTCGGCGGCTTCTCGCTGCTGGGTAACCGCTCCATTACCGGCAAGTTCATCAGCTATGTCGGCCTGGAAGACGCCATCAGCCGCAAGCTGGTCAAGGCCGGGCAGAAAGCCATGGCGCATAACCTGACCAAGTCGTTCATGGACCAGGAGGTCAAGCGCATCAACGACTGGCTGCAAACCCTGGTAGCCGACGAAACCATCCCTGGCGGCAGTGTGTACCTGCACCCGGAGCTCAACAGTGTCGAGAAGTACAAGAACGGCACTTGGTTCATCGTGATCGACTACGGCCGCTACGCACCGAATGAACACATGGTTTATCAACTCAATGCCCGCGATGAAATCATCGAGCAGTTCCTGGAGGACGTTCTCTAATGTTTACCAACCGAGTCAGACAGGCCATTGCGGCCACTCTCCAGGGCCTGCCGTTGTCGGCGACCGTCGAGGAGTTCACCCCGCCGAAGATCGAGTTCGACATGGAAGCCATGGCCGGCGGGCGCTTTATCGCCGAAGAAATGGCCAAGAGCGCCAAGGTACTGAGCGCCAAATTGGTGCTGCAAGGCGCCGGTCCCGAAATCATGCTGGCCCTGGGCGTGCGCTTGGGCGAAGACATCCTGCTCAATGTGCGCGAGGCGGGCCAGGATCAGGATGGCAAGACCTACTTCACCTACCACACCGTCGGCGGCAAGCTTAAATCCCTGGAGGAAGCCAAGCTGAAGATGGGCGACAAGGCCACCACCACCCTGGACCTGTCCTGCCGTACCTACCACCGCCTGGATAACGGTGTGCCGGTGATCGACATCGATGTGCGCACCCAGAAGTTCGTGCTCAACGGCGTCGACATCCTCGGCGATGCCCGGCGCGCGGTCTTGATGCCGTAAGCCTTTTCACCGATCTGAAATAGGCACGGTCAATGTGGGAGCTGGCTTGCCTGCGATTGCATCACCTCTGTTCAACTGAAAGACCGCGTTGTCTGTATCGCAGGCAAGCCAGCTCCCACATTGACCGTGCCACGGCGGATCCGCAGTGCCTTCAATATTTTTACTCAAGGAATTCAGCCCATGGCCTGGAAGCCACCCCTGCATATCCTGCTGTCGCCGATCACCGCCGACAGCGGTGCAGCGATCGAGCAGATCCAACTCAAACCTTTGTTCTACGCCCCGCAAAAGCAGGCCCTGGCCCGCGCGGGCGATGATGAGGACGACCAATTCTTCGAGCTGGCCAAGCTGGCCACCGGCTTTTCGGAAAAAGAGCTCGACCAACTCAAGCGCCCGGACTACGTGAGCATTGTCCAGTACGTGCACGACCTGTCGACGCGCCCGGCCTCGTTCTTCCTGGAAGGTTCCACCGAGCCCGGCGAGGAGGTGCAACTGCTGCTGCCGCTGGAAGTGGCTGGCCGCGTGCTGACCAGCCTGACCCTGGAAATGCCTGCCCTGCGCGCCACCAAAGTGATGAAAAAACTCGCCACCAACAAAGAGCGCGCCGAGTTCATCACCTCCCATTGCACCGGCCTGATGATCCCCGACCTGGACGGCCTGACCGTACCTGACTGGACGGAGCTGCAGGAGCGCATCGACGATTTTTTAAACAAACCGGCGGACTTCTTTCGCCGCGCGACATCGAGGTAACGCGGCACTGACCGATGGAGGTGATTAATGCGACAGCAGATGGTGCTGGGCGACTTTATTTTCGGGTTGTCCCGAGGAATCGCCTATTCCACGCTCCAGCGCAGCAGTGATGGTGGCTGGGGCGAACTGGAGATTATTGCCAGCAAGCCCCAGTCGCGGCAGAACGGCCAGAAGCTGGAAAAACTGACCTTCGCCGGCACAGCCATGGCGGCCGTTGGCATGCAGCGTCTGGACCAATTGCGTGCCCTGCAGGATGCACGGGCGCCGCTGCCGCTGGTCGATGGCATCGGTCGCAACTGGGGGCTGTGGCGCATCACTGCGCTCACGGAAAGCCAGGCCAATGTGATCGATGACGGCACCGCCATGGTGATCAAGTGGTCTCTGGTGCTGGAGGAATTTATCAATGCGTAGAGTGCGAAGTATTGCCGGTGATTCGGTCAACCTGCTGCTCTACCGCGAGCTGGGGCGTTGCGATGATGCGGCCGAAGAAACCCTCTGGCGCTTGAACCCCGGGCTTGCCGAGCACGGCCCGGTGTTGTCGGCGGACGTCTGGGTGATCGTGCCCGAAATGGACGCGCAAACCGGCATTGCAAGGCCGGTTTCGGCCTGGGATTAAGGAGGCAGCATGGCAATGGGATTTACCCCGGTCGTGGAGATCTATGGTGCCAACGCGGCATTGATCAACCCGCGGCTGATGCAATGGAAACACACCGACGCGGCGGGTATCGAATCCGACCGCCTGGAACTGACCCTCAATATCGAGGGCCTGGAAGGCCTGCCGAGCCTGGGGGCCAAGATCGGTTTGCGTATGGGTTATCGTGAGTCGGGGCTGGTGGAAAAAGGCGAATTTGTGATCACCCAGCGCACGCCTTATCTGTTTCCCATGCGCCTGGCGTTGGTGGCCACGGCAGCGCCGTTCAGCGTGGCGGACCAGAGTGGCTACCGCCAGTGCCGCTCCGCCAGCCATGGCCCCACGACCCTCGGCGCGCTGTTTCGCCAACTGGCCACGCGGCACGGGTTTTCACCGAGGGTGGCGCCGACACTGGATGGGATTGCGATTGATCATATCGACCAGTCCAACGAGACCGACATGGGCTTTATCACCCGTCTGGCCGGGCGCTACAACGCGGTGACCAAGCCGGTCAACGAGCTGTATGTGCTGGCGCAAAGCGGTCAGGTCAAGTCGCTGTCGGGCCAGCAACTGCCAGATGTGCGGTTGTCGGTAACCCATGACAATCGGCCCGGTGAGCAGGCATTTATCAGCGCCCGCATCGATGAAAGCGCGCGGGCCAAATATCAGGGTTGCCGTGTCAGTTGGTGGGATGGCGCAGCCTCTGGCCAGCGTGTGGTCGAGGTGGGAATCGCACCGTTCAAGACCTTGCGCCAGCGCTGCCAGAGCGAAACCGAAGCACGGTCAGTGGCCGAGGGCGAGTTGCGCCGGGTTGGGCGGGAAGGTCTGAGCATAGCCATCGATTGCCCGGGCAACCCGTTGCTGTGCGCCGAAGGGTTGTTGCTGCTGGATGAAACCTGGCCGGGGTATATGCAGGGGCGCTGGTCGATTGACAAGGTGACCCACACAGGCGACACGACAACGGGCTATCGCAGTTCGATCATGGCCCGTGGATTGGCCTCTTAGGCCATTGGAGATCAAGGATGATGACACTCACGCAACTGCAGCAGATCCTGCCCAACGCCCGCGCCCAAGCGGGCGTTTTTATTTCGGCGCTGAACGCCGCCATGCTCCACCGCAACATCACCGCCCCCAAACGCATGGCGGCCTTTATCGCTCAGGTCGGTCACGAGTCCGGCGATCTGCGTTACGTGCGTGAGCTGGGCGGCGAGCAATACCTGGGCAAGTACGACACTGGCACCTTGGCTGCACGCCTGGGCAACACGCCCGAGGCCGACGGTGATGGCCAGAAATACCGAGGCCGTGGGTTGATCCAGATTACCGGGCGGCGCAACTACCTGGCCTGTAGCCGGGCGCTGTTTGGCGATGAGCGCCTGTTGCATTTCCCTGAATTGCTGGAGCAACCGCAATGGGCGGCCGAATCCGCCGCGTGGTTCTGGCAAAGCAATGGTTTGAACGAACTGGCGGATCAGGACCAGTTCACCACGATCACTCGCCGGATCAATGGCGGCCTCAATGGGCTGGAGCATCGCCAGCAATTGTGGGCGAAGGCGAGGGCGGTGCTATGTGGCTGAACGGGCGGGCGCTGGGTGTTGCCCTGTTGATCGTCATCCCGGCGGCGGCCAGTTGGCAGATCCAGGCCTGGCGCCATGGCCTTGAGCTTGAGCGTCAGGCGGCACGGTCTTCAGAACGGCTCAACCGGCAAAGCCAGGCGGCGTTGGGTGAATACCGGGCCGAACAAGACAGGCGCCAGGCGTTGGAGCGGCAGCTGCGCGCCAGTGATCAACAGCACACGCGGGAGTTAAGCGATGCACAGCGTCACCAGGTTTCTTTGCGCGACCGGCTGGCCACTGCTGATGTGCGCTTGTCAGTCCTTCTCGACGCCGTCGGCCCCGGCAGTGGCCCCGCAATGCCAGCCACCGCCACCGCCCGCAGCGTGGTTCATGGAACCCCGCGAGGCCGACTTGACCCGGCGCATGCTCAACGAGTTATCGGCATCACCGATGCCGGCGATAATGGATTGATCGCGTTGCGGGCCTGCCAGGCTTATGTTCGGGCCGTCACCCGGTAATCTGTTGAAGACGCCTGCAGCTTGCGTGGCCGATAGTCTCCTGTAGGGTAGGCAAACCCCCGCACTTTCCTGGAGACGACCGTGAAGGAAATTACCCAACTCGCCGCTGAACTTGGCCGGCGTTTGCAGGTGCTCAATGCCCACGTCACCACTGCCGAATCCTGTACCGGTGGCGGTATTGCCGAAGCAATCACGCGGATTCCCGGGAGTTCGGCCTGGTTCGAGGCCGGGTACGTGACGTATTCCAATCGCCAGAAGACGCGCCAGTTGAATGTGCCAGAAGGGTTGTTCCCCAAGGTCGGCGCGGTGAGCCGTGAAGTGGTCGAGGCCATGGCCAGGGGCGCCCAGGAAAAAAGCCTGGCGCGGTTTGCCGTGGCGGTCAGCGGTGTCGCGGGGCCCGATGGCGGTTCTGCGGACAAGCCGGTGGGCACCGTATGGTTGGCCTGGGGGGTAGGCGAAGAGGTTACAGCCGAGTGCCAGCACTTCCCCGGCAACCGCGACGAGGTCCGCCGACAAACGGTAAAGGCCGCATTAGAGGGGCTGTTGCGACGAGCTGCAGCAGAAATAGAAAATCAGGGGTAGGCGATCCCCGATCTTTATGGAACAATACTGTCTACTTATACAGGTGTTGGCCGTCAGGCCTTATT